TCTCTTTTCATTTGATAATCTTTAAGAATTTAAGTAAGTTAAGGAATCTTGCTTTATAGGAATCGTTGATAATAATCATAGCAGGACGATGTGGACATCTACCTTGACGCCAATCGCAATCAGGTCTAATTGTTTCGTAGCAGATAGAACATTTTTGTTTCATAGTTAATTATACTATCTTTTATGTAGAATGTCAATATGTTTATTCAACAACTAAGCTATTTAGATCGTCATCATCAGGATTTGAAAAGTCAATCTCCGCAGACTTTTTGCCATCATCAAAATCAAATAAACTACCAAAAGTGTTTGCAGCAGGACCTCCCTGTAAGCGTGACCCTTCTAGGCTCTTTAAGAACCCAGCAGCATCCGAAATTAATTGAAATGCTTCTGTTTTATTTTTGGTATTAAACAGTTCTTCAACAAAGGCAGAAAAATATAGAATTCTATTAGGAACCCAGTCGCTGAATTCAATTTCTTTCTTGCCTTCAATGCTTTTCATTCGCCAATCTGGTTTGAATCTTGCACATTCGATGTCCATCAACTGTTGAGCACGTTGTACTGCAACAATATGACATTCCACATTATGGCCCATCATTAAGGCGTATGCAAAACTATCCCACGATGTCTTGTTTGGAATCTTGCCTAATTTATTAAGTTTAGGCACAACATTATAATGTGATGGATCTAAGTGATTAAATTTAACGTCACCTAGTTCTTCGTCAGTTTTACGAACACCGTAGTCGTAATATGCAATATCGCCCATAACAAGTCTAGAAGCAAACTCACTTTCAAACGGAAACGGAATATCTGAGTTAGCAAGTGCTTTATTATCTGGAGCCTTGTCCATGATCACTGACCAACGCTTGTTAGTGTGAACAGCATTAGTGTAAACAAGTCCGTGTGCAGTAGCAATGAACGGTGATGCACAGTCGAAGCTGATTGTAATCTCTGGATTGATATGCTTTCTGATCTGACGTTGGATAAGAGTTAAGTAACATGACCAATCTAACTGAGCTGTACCCAAGAAGTGCATCCAGTTCTTACCTTTTAACAAGCCATCTTCACGCATAGTCATTAGACGTTTGAGAGTAATGTCCATTTTACACATATTAGCACCACCCATGGCCCACCCTTCTGCTTCACGTCCAGCATACTTGCCATTTGGATCGCTAAACTCTTTAACACCGTTATACCATTTCTCAGCAGTATCCCAATCTGAACCTTGTAGTACATTAAGCCATTTAGTGGCTCCTAACCGATTCATTAAGAAATAATCGTTATTATAACGAGTCTTTTCTAAACAATCTTCAAACGTTTTCAATCCAGTCTTTGGGCTGTGAATATGATCGCAAGCCCATGTCGGAACGTCTAGCATCATTGACCAATCAGCAGTAAGTTCTAACCATTCAAGAATTTTCTGACGAGTCTTAGTAGCTTCTGCACCTTCAAAGTTTAACCAGTCAAACTTAAGAACACCTTTACCAATCTGATACCCGCCGGAGTCACCTAAGATCATTGTCTTTGAACGATCTCGATCTTGAATCATTGATTCTTGTACAAGACTCTTTTGCAAATCAAGTTGTGCATGACCTGCTGAATACAAACCGTACTTGTAATAGAAGTAGCCTTGTTCGGGATTTAGAAAGTTCATACCTTCAACACCACGATCAAATCCCGCAGGAATACGATCGTCTGAAATAAACTTTTCTAAACGTTGCTTGGCAACATACGTGCTATAAAAAGCACTGATAGCTGGTAAGTATACTGCATAATCTTTCTGCAACGGTGTTAGATCAACTGGTTGTTTCATATTTAGGCTGCCTGAGCTGGAATAATGTATTTGTAAGTAGCAAGTCCGCTATCTAAAGTGATTTGAATAGCACCTTCATTTGATAATGACATCTTAGTGTTGTTAACATCTGCAATCTTAAGAATGCTCAAGATTGGTAACACTGGCCATGTCCAGCCACGATCTAATTTACCTTCAACATTTTGTGCAAAAATAAACTCACCACCGTGTGTGCTTGCATCGCCAAAGATAAATTTCAAATTGCCACCATCTGTTTTAGCAAGAAATGTTGGATGCTCTGAATTTGCGCCTGCCTGGAAGTTGAAACGTTGCACAGCACTAACACTAGGATCAACTTCAACGTCCCATTTAACTCCACGGAACTTAACAGTTTTCATCTTTTCGTTAATAACTTCAGTAGACATAAAGCGATAATCGTTTTTAAAGTCACTGTCTTTGTTTTCAAAGTGAATGCCAACTGGGATAGTTTCTCCGTTGCGTTCTGCTGTCGTGATACTAATTTTAGCATCGTCTTTGTACTCAGCACCATCTAATAGATATTTGAGTTTTTGTAGTTGTGGCATACCAAACACACCTAACATGTCTGGATATGGATTAGCAGTCTCTGCCTCCATAATAACTGAACGATCGTCAGCCATTGAATTGATCGTTGTACCTTGTGCAGTGCCTGAAACTTTAACAGTTGTTAGGAAGCCAAGGTTTTGTGTATGACTTACGATGTCTTGCAAAATGTCTTTCATTTGGGTTTCTCCGGTTATATTAATATTATATTTAGATCGTGAGCAAAAGTCAACAATATTTTAATCAAAATCAAATAATTTGCTGAATGTATTATCACTACGAGTTGAACTGATGTCCCATTCCAAAACACCAATTAGATTTTCTAATTTTTCATCGATGACTGTGGTTTCCATTTCTGCATCGTCGAACGGTAGATCTTTAAACCACTGTGGTAAACGCAATTCGTCTACAGGATATGCCACTGAAGTATGCCCCATAGGATTGTTTTTAAGACGACATACAATGACTTTAGCACCGTCAGTAATAGTCACAGAATACTTGTCATCCATCATACGCTTTAGGGTATTCCAATTCAAACTAGCACGAACGTGTCCGGGCATGTTGGTCTTACCTGCTTTCTTTTCTTTAGCGGCATATTCGGAAATATTATTGGCACGTTTAGGACTACCTTTCTCCCAACCTGGACGGGTTTTAAATTCAGTACGGAAGTCGGTAATATATTCGAGAACTTCTTCTTTAGCAGCACCGTTAAGAACCTTAGTAAGTACTTCACTTAAAAAGTCTTGGATGACTACAGGAGTATCCGATCTCTTTAGGTCAAGCCCCATGGCTTTAATCTTACCAGGGCTGCCTTCTGTGTCTGCTCGTTTACCTTCTTTGTCGTAGTAGAGGACTGCATATCGTTTTTTGGTAATGAATAGTCCTTTGGAAGCAACAATCTCGCGACCTGCCTTGATGACTTCACCTCTGACTTTCGGACAGTGGAATGCGTCTTGCATAAACTTTGGGAATGTGCCATTTACTTCTTCTCCTATGCTATCATAAAGATCAATAATATTTTCACGGCTCCAAGGAATTAATCCTTTTTCAATATCTTTCTTCAGCGTACTGTATGCAGAAAAATAACAAGAGTCTGTATCACCATAGATAATTGCTTTACCAATGTGATCGTTCTCTCCGGTGATAATTTCATTTACTTTCCCAGCCATATGACGAGCAACGGCTCTGCCGGTAAGAGTTGTGGATTGGCCAATACGATTATCAAAGAACCTGCAACCAGGGTTAAGAATAGCACCGTATAAGCTATTGAGGTTAATCTTTTTAACCAGTTGACGTTTGTCCCAATATTCTTCTTCAATTTTATTTCCTGCTTGGATACATTCTTTTAATTTAGTCTGCATGTCTTTACGCTCTGCATACCAACGCTTTAACAGTCCGGGAATGATACCTTCTTTTTCGTAAGTAAAGATAGTGCCGTTAGCACTGAGCATCCAAGGTTGATTACTTTCAAAAATTAAATCGTAGGCTTGAGCAGCACTTAATGTGTCATGGCCACCGTCTTCCCAATCAATAGTGATTTCTCGTCCTACTTCACGATTCATTACAGCAGTATATTCTAAACTACCGAACACACCTTCCCACGCACTGGCAAAAGATTTTCCTTTGCCTATTTCTGCTGCAATAAAGTCTTTAGTGCCGTCTTGACGTAACTGTCCAACAATGGTTTCTGGCCCCATGTTAAGCGCACGAATCGCACTTGGATATAGAGAGTTAATATCTAGTGAACCGATCCATTCGTGGATACCTTTCTTTGGATAAGCAACATACGCACCGGCCGCTTGATTACTTTCATTAGGATCACGTTGTACACGATTAGGAACAATAAGTCCACGGCGATGTGATTCATTAATAATCGCCTGCTCAGTAACTGCCACAGCTCCCATGGTGGTCTGTAGTAATACAGTACATTCATGTGCCAGTGTATTGGCGAGAGCTAAGAATTTAAGTTTCTTATCTAGCTTATCAAGCAACGCACAGTCTTGTCTGTTGTACTCAATAAACTTACGGAAATCATTGTTGTATAATTGATCAAGTGTGCCTTCGTAGACTGTTTTGTTTTCGCCAATCTCCATTTCACCGATAGCATCTAATCGATAGGTATGGCGTTCTTCGTAAGTGTATTTTCTATAAAGTTCCAACGAGTCTAAGTGTACACGCCCAATTAAGTCGTATGTAACTGCACTCTTACCATACTTTTCATATTCGCGTTTCTTAGGATATTGATTCCACAAACAAAAACGTCGAGTATCTTCTTTTGACAATACTTTAGTAACACGATTAACAGTATAGGGAATATCAAAGCCTTCGCTGTTCCAGCCACTTAATACATCTGCATCTTCAATCAAGTTGAGAAACGTATCTAACATTTCTCCCTCTGTCTCAAACAACATAGTGTTAGGAAATTCCGCGACCTGTTTAGTTGCTTCTTCCATTGACAGGGTCTTAGGGGGTAATGCTAGACAGACCATAGTGTCCATCCACTGTAAGTGAACGGCAATCGCAGTAATTGGCATAAACGCATCTTCTGGTGATGCGTAGCCACGTTCTGGGTCAAAGTCAACCTCAATGTCGAACCACGCTACATTTAGTTTTGGTGCGTCAGCATTTAGATAGTTGTCTTCTAGACAACGATAAATTGGATTGATGTCACTTTCAAATAATCGTTTGTTGCTGTGAATCGCAAGTTCTTTACGATGTTCTTTAACATTCTTGCTGGTAACACGACTTAACGGTTCACCTTTAATTGAAAGATATTTACCCTTTGGATCAGGATAATAGAAAATATGCCTTGCAGGATATTCTTTGTAATGACGATTTCCCTTGTCATCACGTTCAACGACATTAATAATGTCTTGCTCTCTATCATAGAAAGCGTCTACGTAACTCATGTATTCTCCATATGTGACTTACGGCTCACAAATACCAATGTGCGGTTTATGGCCCGCTGACCTTGCTTATAAATTACTTATCATCCTTGTGTAGGCAATGACATCAATAGTGGCGATCAACAGATAGTTAGCAATCATACCGGTTGATCCACGGGTCCAGGCCGCCCATCCAAATACTGTACACTGTATAACAAACAACGGGTATAGGTATATAAAGGGAGGGGTGGGTAGTGTATAGCCCATCCAAATCGTACAGCCAATGCTCATAAACCACGCTAACAATTCTAATACAAAACGTACAGGATGTGTAGCGTAGTCTTCTTTAATCCAATCAATAGTTGAATTAAACATTAATCAAGTCGTTTAGTGATGTCAAGAATAGCTTCAATCTCTTGCCAATCTTCATCGTGTGATTTGAAATCACCTTTGTGAGCAATTTTAATTGCACGGGTGATAATGCTTGGTTTAATTTGGAGTTCTTCTGCAACTGCTTTTACGGTTTCTTTAAGACCTTCGTTGAGATCTTCTACTTCACGAAGTACATTTGACCCTTCGTTGATTAATCTTTCGAGCTTTGCTTTTTCTTCTGGACCGTACATTTTAGTCATATAATAAATCTCCTTATACGACTATTATACAGCCAACAAAAAAGCCAGTCAACCTAAGTTGCTGGCTTTTGAGTTAATTTGGTTAAATTATTTTTGTTCTGCTAGCACGTCATACATTTCAAATACACCACCCATACGCTCGTATACTAGACCAGCA